TGCAACTCCGCCACCTTCGCCTGACGTTCCAGAAGCCCCGGAGTCTGGGATGACAGAAGAGCCGCGAGCACCACGCGAATAACGCGCCATGCTTTCACGCATCTTGTTTTCGGGGATGACGTACTCACCTTGACCACCTTCACCGACAAGAGCGCGAGTTGGACTAGAAACGTATCCACCTGCGGCATAGCCAGGGATCATTCCGCCTGAAAAGAAGTCAGGACCTGCAACGGACATATCGCCATAAGCGCTGCCAGGAACTGAGCTAGCACCCCCACCTCCGCCGGGATTAAAGAAGCTAAGAGCAATGCCCAGGATCTTCATCTGGATTTGCTTGGCAATCATTTGCGCTGCCATGTCCGCAAAGTGATCTGCAGTGCGTTGGAACAGATTGGCCAGCGCTTCTTGAGCAGACATGCTGCCGGTGATCAACCCCTTAAATGACTCGCTAAACGCATCTCCGATTGCCTGCGCGGCACGAATAACCTGATTTGCAGGGTCACGAAGATCGTTCAAAGCTTCTTGAACTTTGTCCATCTCGCTCTTTATCTTGTCCCCAAACGTTTCAGGAGCTAAGTCTTCTTCAATAGCACTCTTAGCCTTGCCTTTTTTACCTGAAAGTCCTTCTCTCTTTTTCTTAAGTTCGTCTAAGGCTTTTACCTGTTCTTCATATTCGGTAGTAACCCCTTTCTGATTCTTCAACTCTAAAATAGAAGCTTCTGTCTTAGCAATTTGAGCGTCTACAGCATCTAACAGTTTTTCGTATTGTCGATCCAGCTCTAAAAGTTGCTTTTGAAGCTCGATTGCTTGTTTTGCAGCAGCAGGCGTGCTGCCTTCCTGAATTAAACGGGAATACTCCCGCTCAAATGCCATCTTGTCTTCGTGCTTGTTAATAATGTCATCTAGCTGACTGCTTGCTTTACCAAACGCTCTGTCAGTGCGCTCTAAGTCCCGTTCGACGGCTTTGACTCTTCGATCAATAGCTCGTTGCTCTTTTTCGCTAAGGCTTAGCTTACGGCTAGCAATTCTTTCGGATTCAGCTTGACGCTTATTTGCTAACTGCAAAAGCTCAACATCCCTTTCTCTAAAAATGTTTGCTTTTTCGAGAGGAGTCAGCTCATCGTTGGCAGCCTTTAAGGCCGCTTCTTGGAAAATAATTGACCGCTCTAAACCGTAAACTCTGTCATTAAGCAGGCTACCTCCTAGCTCTTCAATAGTTAGTCGATCCCGAAGAATTCCAGCCTGCCTCAAGCCTTCGGCGTTATTTTGAGCGGCAAGTTTAGCCTGTTTTTTAAGTTCTTCACTGTTTTCTTTTTGCAGTTCTCGCTGTCGCTCGACAATATCTTTGTCGATACCAATAGTTGCAGCACCCGCAACAGCACCTGTCGCTCCAGTTAAAGCCTGCTGTCGTTCTTTTTGCAGCCTAAGAAGCTCTGGATCTGTTGTATTTGCAAGGCCAGCCCTAAGTAAATTGGTACGCTCAACCGCTCCGGCGAGCCCTTTGCCAAGGCCGATGCTGTTTAAGAATTTGGCAAGTACAGACTGCATTTGAGTCATTGCAATGCTGAACTGCCTAGACAGTTCTAAAGACCCATCTCCAAACTCTGTTAAAGCATCAACGCCTTCTGTGCCAACAATAAGAGCAAGCTCGCTTGTTGCTGCTGCTAAAGCAGCTTTTTCTCCAGCTTCTTCTTCAATTTCTTTAATAAGTTTTTGAGTCTCGGTAGCCGCTAGACCGGCAGCATTTATCAATGCATCAATATCAGCAGTCAAAGGATTCAACGCCTGACCCAAATCGGTTGCTCCAGCGACAAACTGATCAATCAGCGTGCCAATTTGCGTTCCAACCAACGACAAGCCAAACCCAAATTCACCGCCAATCATCCCACCGCCAAAACCGCCTGCAGCACCACCTGCAGCAGCTCCTAAACCTTGGCCAAACAGCAACGGAAATGCACCACCAATCAATGCGCTACCAGCCGCTCGTTTTTGGACTTGTCTTTTCTCTGCTAACTGCGCTCTTCTTTCAAAGACTGCGTTAATTTTGCGCTCAGTAGCCAGCTCCCTGTCAGCAAGAATCATCTGATCTCGACGCTCTTTGCCGACCTTTTCAACAGCCTCTAAACGGTTTAAATAATCTCTAGAAGCAATTTCAGCTTCTTTTGCAGCCTGCTGTTTTGTTTCAATTACCCCTCTGCGTATTTCTAGCTGAAGTTGTTTTTGAGTTTTATTTGCATCAGTAACGGTTCTGTATTTTTGAGCAAGTGCTTCAACTTCTTGCGTTCCTTGACGCAAAGTTTGCAGTTTTTGCGCTTCTTCCTGATTTGCTTTTTCTGTTAAACGAAGAATTGAGGCATACACCTCTTCCATGTCACTGGCAATCTGACCAGCCTGAGCAGTCATTCCCATCTGTGGGAGCAAAGACTGTGGTCGCATTGGCGACCTAAGGGCTACTGGAACGCTGGGCGGTAGTGGTGATCTAAGAGCAGTTGCAGACGCAGGTCCTGGCCCAATCGGACCACTGTATTGCGTTCCACCGCGCAACGTACCCGATCGACCTTGGTTGCGAACTTCAGCAAGCAGCGCTGCTTGCTCTCGAAGAGCATTATTTGCTGCGTCCTGAGCACGCACAAAGTCCCTTGCGGCCTCAGTTGCTGCTTTTGTGCCTAAAGCGGCGTTATTTAAATTACTTGATGCATCACTTAATGCTTTATTAAAATTTCTGACAGAATTTGCTACGGTTGTGCCAGTAATGTCAGCAAAATTTTCAATAAGGTTGTTTAATTGATTAACTTTTATCCCTGTTTCTTTTATCTTGCCAGAAAGCTGGGTAATGGCCTGGCTGTTCTTGACCGCAACCGCGATATTTACGCCGTAGTCAGCCACAAGCCCAAGCCAAAGACCTATTGCACCACTTTACCTCTTTCGCATCGCTTGCGCCGCTCGGCTGGTTTGCACGCGATCTTTAGCCTTGTCCTCCTGTTCGTTTTTTAATTCAAAAAACGCAGCCCAACCGACAAGCTCCTCTTGCGTTAGATGGCGAGAAAGCTGAGACACTGTGGTGCCCAGCTCCTTGGCAAGAAAAAAAATAAAAAACCAGCTGCTATCAGCTTTTCAAGTCAGCTTTCGCTTCCTCCACTTTGTTTTCCGCGCCAGAAGACAGCATGGCTAATTGAATTTCTTGCAAAACGCTGGCGTCTACAGCGTTTTTAAGCGCAGCCTTTTCGCCGTCTTGAAACAGACGCTTGCCGTTAACGTCCAAGGCTTTTTCAATCATCATGCCCAACGCAAAATCGTTGGCATCATCGGAACCTGCTTTTTTTTGGATCGACTCGCGCTCAGCAATCGTCAAAGGATGCCAGTAGATCTCAAGCACCACATCGTCGCCATCCTTGACCTCATGCTTGTAAAGCTGGCTAACGCCAAACTTGTTTCGAAGCAGCTCGGTGGCACGCATAAAACACTGTCGTTTCAACTAATATACTATACAACTGCCGTAAACTGACAAGAAATAATTCCTAGGAAATGAGGACGATCCTCCAGTTCAATCGAGCTAGGACCATTAACGTCCAACACCCTTGGTGACACATTAAACGTATCAGTGTAATTACTAGCGTTTACGGAGGTTAAGCCGTCAATAACAGACTCGCTAACGGCTGCCAACGCTGCCGTACCAGCAGACTTTGGAACGTAAACATTGCACTGGATCACGCCGCTGTAGTAGTCGGAGGCTGCCCCCTGGTTCTGAAGCGTTGACTGGTTGAACGTAATTTTTATTGACACGTACTTTGTGTTTTTGCCTGGCGTCGTAAACCGAACGTTGTCGTAAACCACCGACACCGTATCGTCTGCAGCTTCTACTGCGTCAGTTACAGCTTTTTCAAAAGCGGCTCGTGCGTTTACAAGAGTCATGGATCTTTAGTCAAGACGCTTGTAGGCGGTTCCAGCATAGGCGTACCCGCCTTCGTTTCTGGAATTGCACCAGCAACTCTTGCCTTCGGAACAACACCTGCCTTAATGCTGGCGAGAGCAGGATTTTCTTTAAAAGCTATGTCAACCACTCGCTTAAGGTCTTGAATATACGCAACCGTTAAACCATCCTCTAAAGCGTAGGCTGCGTAATGTGCGGTATTACCTATGTACACAGTCTTGTATTTTTTAAAATTAGCATAAAAACCGTTTTTGTTAAAACGTCGTTCTATCACTCCCATGTTTTTCTTGATTCCCCACGGAGTTTCTACGCCACCTTTGCCTGGCGTTGGCTTGTGATAAACATCACTCCAAGGTTTTCTATCTCGCCTGTTTTGATCACTTTTTTTCTGAGTTTCTTTGCCAACACCGCCACCTGCTTGGGCTTTCCAGCTTGACGCAAAGTATCCTGTGTAAACAGGGCTATTCTGAGGTGTAGCCAAATCATCTAAAATTTTATTGATTAACTTGTTAAAAGCTCTGTCAAAATAAGCCTCGTAATCAGTCTCAAAATCAAAAAGGTCAGTATCCGCAAATTTAGCCATTAGAACACCACCTCCAAGATAAACAGATACTCTTGACCGCCTTTGTAGGTGCGAATATCTGTAATCTGAGCGATGCGGTTAGACCCTGCATACTTCAACGTCACTGTGTCATCAAACGTTGGCTGGTTATCGCCAATCAAGTCGGGCGTCACATACAACTTGGCTGTGCGCTTTTCGGTTTCAGCCTCTTCCTCTGAACGCACAAACTCAATAGGCACATTGATGCCTGAGTACGTCTGGTTCAAATTGGTGTACGTTCCAGTCGAAACGTTGTAGTCGCCAGACACCTCGCGCACATAGTCGATCTC